TGGATGCCGCAAACCTCGCATTGAACATCCAGAAACGGACGCTTTGCAGCGATGTTTTTAGCGTGCTGACTATGCCACTCGCGGCCTTCCGGAGAAGCGTGCCACTTGGGGGCGGAAAGCTGAGCGATTGCAATCGAGGCTCGTCGCTTGGCTTTGGTTTCTTCGGAGGCGTTGGCGATGTGATCCCGGTGATGCTCGCTTGCCGGAACGCATTCCAAGTTGGAGATGTCGTTGTTGCTCGGGTCGTGATCGCGGTGATGAATGTGGTGATCCTTAGGAATAGGGCCGTGATGAAACTCCCAAATCGCCCGATGCAGCCAAGTGGTGTACCGCTTGAAATATTCACGGTCACTGCGCCGGGAGGATTCTGGCCATCGTCGCCATTGCTTCCCGTTCCACTCAACAATCTCAACTTTTCGCTCGGTTTGTCTGGGCATGGTTCTTTTGATGTAACAAACACGTCCGACGGAGTCAATTGATCCAAACGCACCCATCCGCGATTATGGGTCCAGACGGGGTGCTCGGGCGTTCCGGTCAATGAGTTGCCATCATCAAACAGGACACGGGTGACGGTTTTCTCGCCCGTTGGTAGGCACCACTCCACGGGACGCCACCCACTGCGAGTCAAAACCCAGTCACTAGACGTAATCCGCTCGACAGGAATGCTGCCTCTGGTGGTGTTGATCAGGGTGCCATCGACAAAACAGCAGTGGTTATCAAACGCCGGGTGCTCCTCGCGACGCTCTGAGCGGTCGTCCCACACCAGCGACCCGTATTCGTCCATCAACGGCACGGCGGCCTTCTTGTGCAGCTTGATGTGCCCGCTAATAAGGTCGCCGTTCATGATCTCAATGAAATCCGACTTGCCGGTCTTTTCGGCGGGCGTCAGCGGGATGTCGTGCCGCCGCCGCATCTCCTCAACCGCCTGCTTGTTGGCGTTATCAATCACGATGCGGTCAAACTCAAAGCGGCCCATCAGTCGGCGGGTCTGATCCGCCACCTCGGTGATGTCGCACTTGGCCTTCTTGTGGGCGCCCAAGATGTACAAGGTGCGGTCAAAGTCGTGATACGCGCAGACGACCCAAGACGTGGGATCGTTGAACCCAAGGTCAATGCCCAGCACGTAATGCCAGCGGCCTGCCCGCGTGGTGGTCTTGGGTAGCTCCTCAAACGTATTGCGGCTGTAGTCAAAGCGGTAGACGAGGTTGCTGTCGTCCACGACCCACTTGCCCAGATAGTGCTGCTGGAACAACGGCGTGTTCTCAATATTGGGATTGGCGAGCTTCAGATCCTCAATCTCTGCCTTCCACTGCTCAGTCACCTTGGGATTCTCAAACGCGGTCCAGCGGTAGCAGGACCAGCCGTCCTTTTGCCACTGTCCGGGGTCGCCGGGGTTCTGCCCCTTGGTCAGATCAAAAAAGACGCCCCGCTTCATGTTGCCGGGGGTACCGATCAGGGCGATCGTGCCCCGGTAATCGGCCGTCGCGGGCTTCAGGATACCGTAGACGATCTCGTTCAGGTCCACGTTGTAGGACGCCGCCTCGTCCACCGCCACGGCCATGAACTTCTGGCCCAGCGCCTTTTCCTTTTCCTGCTCGTCCGCGTCCATGCCAAGGAGATACACAATCGACCCGTTGGGGAACGTGACCGAAAGCTCCGTCTCGTTGAACCGGCCACCTAAACCCTGCTCGCGGTCAATGGTCTTCAGCACGTCCTTCCACATGATCCGCTTGGCGGAAGCGCGGGTCAGGGCCACATACAAACAGGACACGCCGGGATTCTTGTGCGCCGCCTCCAGCAGCATCAGCCCTGCCGCGTAAGACTTACCCGCACGACGGGTGCAGAGCAGGATCTTCATGCGCGCCGGATCGTCCAAAAACTTCGTCTGCCAGATGTGCTCCGGGGTCCGAAACACCGGCTCCCGCTTCTCGGCCGCGACCAAGGCGAAGAACTCCGATCGCTCCGAAGGCGTCATCTTGGAGATGATCTTGTCCAGTTCCTCCTTCGTCACGTATTCCTCCCTCGCCCACGGCGACCGCGATTTTTTTACGAATCGCGAGGCTTCAGCGCATCTTGCGCGATGGAAAACGTCGCACTACGGGCAACACCCTTGACCGGCTGCGTCTCGTCAGCCTGAGACAGTTCAATAAGGTCATCGTACTGGCTGCGATCAATCGACCTGACCTGCGTTGGCCTAGAGGCTCTATCCGAACCATGCGTTCGCGCGACAATACGCTGAGCAAGCCGCACAGCAGCAGAGGAGTTCGGCGCTCCCGACAACAACATCCCCTCCATCACAAGCAGGATGTCGCGCAGGTCTTCCGTTTCGCCGCAACGAAACGCAACCGCATGGGTTATCAAGTACTCTTCGCCCAAGATCTCAAGCTTGGTCGGCCAAGGATCGCGTCTTCCCTGTTGCCTATACATCGCCCTGCGCCTCGCGAATCATTCGCTGATACTCCTCTGCCGACATGGAGCGCGTCTGCCCCTGCCCCGGAGTCCCCATCATTGCGTCGTGGTCGTCCTTCGTAATCGCACGCACCGGCAACGGAATCGCCTTACGCGCCTCCGGCTCGAGGCGCATCAAGACCTCGCGCGCCTCAAACACCGCCGCACGGCACGATTCCTCTGTCGGAAAGCCCCGGCCGTCCAGCACACGGTCCAATCCCCAATACGCTGCGTCCACGTCGGGATCCATCACGCCTTGCTGAATGTGCCGGTACAAACGGTCGCGAAGCTCAAACAACAGCCCGCGCTGGTCATCAAACCATTTCATGTGTCGTCGCTCCGCGTTCCAGAACCGCTCTAGTTCCCCATTGCGCGGAACAATAGTCAAGGACGGAACGCATGTCAGAAGTCACGCCTGCATTTCTGACATCGCGATGCCGGTTTTGCAGTAGTGCTACGTCGTCAAATACGGGGTCCACTCTGTGGGGGGGGTATATGGCGACAGAGGGGAAAATAGAACGATGGTAGCGCTACGCTGCAAATATGGGGGGCTATGCTGTGGTGGGGTATATATATATTAAAAAATATTCCAGAACGATGGTACCCCCGGCCGGACCTGGTTCTTGAGCTAGAGGTTCTAAGCCCAGAGGTTCCAGCGCCAGAGGCTCTGAGTGCGTAGGTTCTGAGCGCAGAACATCTGAGCGCGTAGCTCTCGCGTCGGATGTTCTATCCGCGTAGCATCACAATAGATGTTCTTTGTGTGGAAGTGTCTGCGCGCATAGCAGGCGCAATCGTTTGTGTCAACATCTTTTTTTGGTTCTATGCGTGTTGTTATTTTTGTGTTGACACCGCCTTCCGATTCTGATACCCGCGCGCGCGCGTTCCTGTTTCTGGGGCGCGACCTAGCGTTTACTCTATTCATCGTGTTTTTATTTTCTTGCACCCCGTCGAGCGTAGCGCTACAGTCCTCCTATCGACGGCACGGTGCCGACGAGAACAAGGAAGTGACCCATGGCAACGGCAAGCGTCTTTCAGGGCAGCAAGCTGGCAACCTACCTTGTCGGAGGCGAAGCGACGATCGTTCGCTACGAATCCACAGGCACGGTCATGATGGAGGTTGCGGCCGACAACGGGATGAGGATCCAGATCGCGCTCCTCGCCGAAGATGTTGCGGCCCTGCGCGCCATCCTGCGCGGCAAGGTGGACAACGCGAAGATGCATCACGGCAACGACCGCGCGTTCGCCGTTGCGTTGGGGGACCGATGACGCGCCGCGACGTGTTCGACGCCCTGGTGATGATCGGCGTGATGGCCGAGCTCGTGTTCCTGTTTTGCTTGACAGCGTAGCGCCACGGTGGCAGTCTGACAGCGTGCCGGTGAGGCACCTATTGAATCGCGAGTAACCCATGGCTTACTTGAAATGGACGGAAGGCAATAGCAAGCTCACGTCGACCTCCGGCACGTCGAGCTATCGCATCCTCGGCTATGGCATCCCAGCCGATTATGCCTTTGAGCGCGACGGCTACAAGCTTAACACCTGCCCATCGGCCCTCGCGTGCCGTGGCGTCTGCTACGCCAAGCAAGGGCGGTACACCATGCCGAACGTGGCGGCAGCGCGTCGGCACAATCTCGACGCCTACCTTGCGGACCGGGACGCGTTCATCGCAGGGGCCGTCGCCGACCTTGCCCGGTTCGCCTCCCGATACAACGTTGTCCGCGTGCATGACAGTGGCGATTTCTTCGCTCAGGATTACCTTGACGCGTGGGCGACGATCGCGCGCGCGCATCCCGGCATTATTTTTTACGCCTATACAAAGAGTCTGGACCTTAACTTTACCGGGATCCCGTCAAACCTGCGCATTACCCAAAGCGTCGGCGGGAAGCATGATGCGCTGATCGACCCTGATTTTTCCCACGCGCGCATCTTCGCCGATACCGAGGAGGCGATCGCCACCATGGCGGCCGATGGGTACGTCGACGGCAGTGAATCGGACGTGCCTGCGATCGAAGGCTTGGTTCGCATCGGGCTCGTCTATCACGGGACGCGCAAAATGACGGAATCGCAGAAGCAGTACTTCTCCTAACGGGATACGTTCGACGGGGCGGCCTTTCCGGGGCCGTCCTATCGAGCGCATTTCGCGCTTGCCGCGCCAGCGAGGCGCAAGGGTAGAGCGATGAAGCGAAACGTTGAGCACCACTACGGCAGCTACATTGTGAACGGCACCCTGTGCCAGTCCGACTGGGAATATCCGTTTGCAGCGCGCGGACTGGGCTGGAGTCTGTCCCGCGTACAGAAACGCGCAGGATCGGTGCAACACTTGGCGCGTCGTCCGACCCGTGCGGACGCTTGCCAGCATCGCGGGACGGACGGCACCATTGACTGCCGCGACTGTGGCGTGTTGGCATCAAACTTCATCATGGCAGCGTCAAACTTTCTGTCCAAACTTGCGTTCTAACAATTCAGCAGCGCGCCCGTGAGGCGCAAGGGTGAATCATGACCGGATTTATTGCTGTTCACAACGGAGCGATTTACGGCGCAGGTGCTTCACCGCAAGCGGCGCTTCGGGACGCGCGCGAGTGGGCGGAAACGTCCAGCGGACTGACGACGGAGCCCGCCACAGCGGCGCTCGTCCGATTTGTCCGGAGGTACGGCTTCGTTGACTCTCGCGTCGACTGGTCCGGTCCAGTGGCTCGCCTGCGCCGCGCGAACGGGGGTGCGCCGTGACCGAATATTTCTGCGACCAGTGCCGCGAGGCGCCTGCCGATGTTATCCACAACGGCGCGGCCTTGTGCAGAACCTGCCGCGCATGGCAAGCCAAGCTGGACGTGCGCCGCGCGTGGCAGGCCGTGACCTTTTCCAACCTGTACCGTCAGTGGGAGGCCCGCTAATGCGTACCGATATTGAAAACCAACTTGGCAAGGCATGGGACGAATGGCGTCGCACGCGGACAACGCACGGATTCTTGTGGTACACGCCGCACGGCGGAGTCGGGTCTCTTGTGGTGTCTGACGACGAACGGGGCGAACTGGTTACCGGACAGGACGTTGGATGGCTCTCGCGCGAGCAGTTCATGGCGCGCATGACACCCATCTGTTGGCGCATCCCGCTGTTGGACGCCAACGGAAACTAGCTGCGCGCGCAACCTGGATGCCCCTTGCCACCGGCCGGGGGCGTCCCCATTTCTCCACCTGAAGGCGGCCAGAAACCGTGAACAGCTCCGGGCCGCATAAAACGTGGCCGAAAAACGCCACGACGTCTGCGGGCCACATAAAACCCAGACGAAAACCCACACCACAAGCGGGGCACTTTTGTCCGTTTTGACGGACTCGTGCATTTCAGCGGCGCGCATTTCCGCTTTGTTTTAAGCCCATTCCGATTAGGTGAAAATAGGGTATTGACACGCCAAAACACAAGTGCGACAGTACTTCTCACGCGCGTGCCCGGTCTGTATGTACTGTCTCGACGGCAGCTTGCTCGACAGAGCGCGCGAACGGCGCCCATCACGGCGCACATTTCAGCCGATCCGGTCGCGCTACGGCAGTTCACCCCGCCTGGACGCGCGCTCAATCAAGATTGCGACGCGCTCAGCACGCTGCTCCGGCGAAAGCGAGTCCGTTTTAACCGTCAGCCGGTCCTCCAGCATGCCTAAGTGCTTCGCGATGAGCTCTAACGCGCGCACTTTTGTCGATTGCGCGACATCTTCCTGCTCCGCGACGCGCCGGAGTTCCCTTAAAACGAACTCCGCGTCAACGCCTGACATCGCGGATTTCTCTTCTGTCAACTCCTTGATCTTTGACATGACGAGAGGGTTGCGCAGATTTTGCATTCCGGCACTGGTGGCTCCGGGTTTACTGTAGCCTGCGCGGATTGCGGCATGCGTGGCATTACGGTCGCGCAGAAATTCTGTGACAAATTGTTCCTGCTTTGATGTCAATTTGTCATATTTCCTTTTTGACATTTTGACAACTCCCGTGTGCGCACATTTTCGCACATTTTACGCGGTGCGTTATTCCGCCAGGGTGACGATCTCGACGTTAGCGTATGGGACGACGTGGCTCAGGCCACCTTCGGCCTCGGTCGCGTCGAAGATCACGCCCGCCGGATGAAAACGGATCGACTCGCAGACGATGACGTTGGAGCCCGCGATATTGACGGCGCTTCGGTCAGTCGTGAGGGTAGTGATGATCCGCGCGCCGCTGTAGTGGACGCCGCCGGTACGGATACGGACGGTCGCGATGGATTCCTTGCCGGGCTGAACTTCCTTGTTATCCTTGGACATTACTCTGCTCCCTTGGTCGGCTCGCTGGCCGCGGTGATAGACCTTGCTTCCTGTTCCAGTAGTTCAATGGTCCTGATGACGTGCTCGGCGGCATCGTGTAGACGGCGCTGCTGGACGACGAGGTCACCCAGTCGCGCGCACAAATTGCCGTACTCAGCCTTGATGCTGTCCAGATCTCGGGGCTTGCTCTCAGTTTCGGTGCTCACTGTATGTTTCCTCCTTTAAATCGCGTACGGGTTAAACACAGATCCCGCAACATGTTTATGCAGGTCGCGCAGGATGTAGGTGTGGTGGCTGTACGTGAACGGCGTCTTGACGTGCTCCAGCAGCGCCCGCGCGACCCCGTGGCGGCGAAATGCGGGCTTCACGTACACGTAGTGGATGACGCCAAGCTCGGTGACGGACCATCCGAAAATGACCTCGGGGCTGTCAGGCATCACCGCGAGCTTGACGATGGGATCCCGCGCGAAGATGCGGTCCAGCACCTTGTGGTGCTCGGCGAAAAACACATCGCGGGGGATATTTTTGCTCATCAGGCTGGAGCTTTCGTAGCTCCTCAGCCACGTCGCATAGATCAAATTACGGGCATCCGCCAACCCGTCAACGACAACAAAATCACTCATGAGAAGAAATCCACATCGTCACTCGACGGTTTTTTCGGCTCCACTGCCGCTTTCACTTGCGGTTCTTCCACGACCTCGATCAGCCTGTCAAGGAAATCAGGCTCCACGTCCTCGATTTCGACCTCTTTCGGCTGTACCGGGACGGCCTTGAGCACCTTGGGCTTTCGCAGCGTAACTTTAAAGTCACGGCCCGATGGGTCTTTCTTTTTCCATTTCTTGAAGCCCTTAAAGACCTCTTTCATCTTCGTTCGGTGGCCGATCTCCTTGCCTGCCCGGCAGTCTTTGCAGATAAACCCGTACCGCCGATGGTTGTTTTCGTTCATCAAGCAGATCGGGCACGGCCGACGCTTATGGACGAATCCAGGCTTTGGCCCCGGCTTCCCCTTGACCACGACCTTCCGGGCGCCCAGCTCCTGATAGATCAGCTCCACTAGGTCGCGCGAGAACCGCCGCACCAGCCGGTGAATCTTGTCGGTGATCTCCTTGGATTCCTCGCTGTCTTGCAGCGGATCCTTAGCAAGCTCGCCCGTCGTCCGGTCATCGGTCACTGATTCTGTACCGAAACGGTAGGCCGCTCAAAAAAGTCTTCAAGCGATACCTGATAAACCAAGGCATCAAGTTTCCGTTGCGCTTTTTCCAGCTTGGCTTTTAGGTCAAAGTTCTCTGCGCTCAGTTGCTCACACCTCTTGGTTTCCTTGCCCCAATCGGCACAGACGGCCTTGTAGTGCTCATACAGTTCCGCGTACTGCTTCTGCATCTGATCCTTGGTCATTTGCTCTCCACGCCAAGCAACTCGTTGGCAATGCTCGCTACACAGTCCTCGGCGGCCCTCTTGGCCTGCTCCTCGGTGTCCACAAAACCGACAAACGAGGGCGACGTGGCGGTGTTTAAATCCACTTCCCACACCCAGCAGTCGCGCCGCTCCGCTTGCCACACAAAGCACCGGGCAATGCCTCGGCGCGAGAACAGCATCCGGCCCACCCGGTCCCGTGTGGATTCCTTCCACGCCATCGACTTCACTTGGCTCCCTCACTTTTGAGGGACATCTCACTCGGCGGTCGCTCGCCCAGCAGCACCTGCAACCGCCGCACCTCGGCGATCAGGTCCAGCAGCACCAGATGCGGCCAACGCAACTCTGAATGGTGTTCAGCCCGGATCGCCTGCTCAATCGCTGCCAACTGTGCCTCAGTCATCGTAGTCACCGTCCCAAAATCGCTCAAAATAGCCACCCTCTTCCAGCCACGATGCGCGATCCTCAAGGTACTGGCGCTGCTCGTCGGACAGGGTGAACTCGTAACCATCCCTGTCGGTGACCTGATCAATCGTCCAATACAGATCGCCCCGGCTACACTCTACGCGCACATCAAAATACGACACGCAGACATCGTTCTCTGTGTGCGATGGGTTCATTTCGCACCGACCATGACGGTCAAGCTCGCTACCGCAGGTACTGTAAATCATCTTGCCTTCGACCATGCGGTGCTTGCCAGAACGCTGCTCGCATCCGATGGTGTGGTACTTCAGACCAACATCAAACCAGCAACCCATGTCGTCCTCCACCCGGCTCGCTGCCGGTGTCATCATCTATAGACCTGACGCTGGATGATGTCAACGATTTTGTGATCCGCTTGATTTTGCTACGGTTTTTCCGTGGCCCGCCATTCCACCATGACAGACCACTCCTTGTCCATCGGCTCCCAGCGCTGCCACCAGGTGTCCATCGGGGCGCGGATCAGCCAGCCGCCCTCGACCTCGCGCACGCCCCAAGCGTCCCTCAGGAGGTCTTTGGTTCGCTTCTTCGCGCGACCGGGCGTGCCATGGCCTACGTCATCGGTAGCCGGTCTGGTCACGCGCCATCCCCCGCATCTTGTTTTTCTGGCCGCTAGCGTGCCTAGAACAGATTCCAGAACGCGAGTGCGCCGCAACCCTGCCCTCGCACCCGGAACGCGCCATAACGCAAGGGCGGGCCACGGGAAGGCATTTGCGACAGTATCCCGTCACATAGCGGCGGATTGCGACGCCACACAGGCTACAGTTGCTCGGCTCGCGCACGATACCAGCCACGGGTCACCGCCTCGATCTGTCCAGCCTTGAGGAGCCGCGCCATCACCTGCTTCATGGTGCCCGGCGAGATGTTTAGCTCCCGCACGATGGCCTGCTGCGTTGCCACGCCAGAGCGGATCAAGTCCAGCACCTTATCGTCATACATTCTCGCCACTTGCATCACTCCGTTTTGTGTGTCAGCGTTCTCAGACGGCTACCGCTTCGTCCAGCGTGTCAACAGGTTTGAACGTGATCTCCACTGCGTACTCGCCACGCTTGCCGATGCGCTGCTGGTAGACCCACCGCACCTTGGCCTCGTCGCCGTCGTCAACGCCAAGGATGTCGGCCACCGCATCCTGAACGTGCTTCATTGATCCGGCAAGGTTGTCGGGGTCGAGCTTGCGAGCGCCGATGCGCGTCAACGCGACGATGACGGGCGGCTTCGGCGGCATCTTGTAGGTCGCAAACACCAGCTTGACGGCACCCTGCTGCGCCTTCTTCCGCCTATGCTTCGTCGCCCAGT